ATATGGGTCAGTAGCCGTTGGGCTACCCACAAAGTTAGCAGGCGCAGTTTCCTGTGCAGTAAACGTAAGTGTATATCCGCTAAGGTCTCCCATTGCAGCACCAGTTACGATTGTACCACCTGATACATCAGCACCGTGTTCTAAACCTACAACCATTACGTTTCCGTTATAGTCTTCTACAGCAACGTGAGGGCGACCAGCAGCCAAAATTTTAATCTCTTTGTGGTCTTCCTTGCTTAGTTTGTGTAGGGTTAGATTTAGTGTTTGCTCATAAAAAGAAGTTCCATTCTCACGAGAAGCATTAATAGTTTGCTCAAGAGAAGAGTTTCCTTTTACGTCATATTTATAAGCAGTGAAAGTTCCCGTCATATCAGTAATTTGGTAATCTCCAGCGTTAGCATCCGCATAGGATACAGTTCCAAAGTCACCGAAATCAGTAAAGTAAACGGCTCTTATACCGCCTACTACGTCTTTGCAGGGTTCTTTTCTACCTCTAGTTAAATCACAAGCCATAATTATTTAAGTATTAAAAAAGGGCAGGTAGGCTCTAAGGCTCACCTACCCCTTTTAGATTAATGTTTCAGTTTATTAAGAGTAAAGAACGATATCAGCACCGATTCCGAATTGTACACCTGCAGTATAGCGCATAACTACACGAACATTTTGTGAACCATCGATATCAGCCATATCAATCAACTTAACTTCATTTCTGTCGTCTAATAGACCTGTTCCGAAGAATAAGTTAGATTTCTGAGCTGCAACAGCAGTGTTGTCAGCAAGTCCTTTAGCAACAACTAGGTTGATGCCTTCAAAAGTAAGCTGTCCTCCGTTGTACCATTGTGAACCTTTGTTGTCAGTACCTGCACCACCGATAGTAGCAACGAATCCACCAAGCGCACGAACATAAGCTCTTGCGATGTTAGAAGATACATATAAGGTTAAGTCTTCTTTTCCGTAGACAGCAGTTGGGATAGCATCAACGATAGCACCTAATTGTGCGACTACGTTAGATGAATCAACAGCTACAGCAGTAACGTCTACAACAGTTGCGTCAGCAGCAAGTAGAGTTTCAAAACCATCGAAAGACCCTTCTCCAGCAGAACCACTCCAGATAGAAGTTTCAGTTGCTTTAGCAACTTCAGCAGCTACTTGTCCGATTACGAAATCAGAGAATAGTGGAGGTAGGTTGTCAAAAGCAGAATAACCCATCTGAGCAGCTTCCCAGTCAGAGTGTAATTCTTTTTTACAGATTTGTAGGTTCACTTGCAACTCAGCAGGAGTTAACACTTTTTCAGTAAGCGTCATTCCTGAAGTTGTTGCATCAAAATCACAGTCCGCAGAACGAACAAGATTTGAAAAAGAACCTACTTTCATAGCTGCCTTGTACTTTACGTTAGGCAGAATAGTGATAGTACCTTGGTCTAAGGTATCAGCAGATAAAAGTGCAGCAGCTAAATACTTGCCAGCAAATTCGCCTGCGTATGAACTAGTAATAGTTGGATTTGGCATTTTATTTTATTTTAGTTGTTTGTTATTTTTGACATTACTCTGTCAAGGGTTGATTTACTTCTATTTTGTGCGAATAGGTGTGTTGGTTTCTTAGACACCTCTGCTTCTGGACTGTGAGATAATGGCTCCACAGCAGGCTCTTGATTTGATAGTTCAGTTGGAACTTCCAATTCTTCCTTTTGTGCAGTAAGCTCTTCAATCATACCTTTTACTTCAGCCATAGCTTTAGCAAGGTCTTCTTTAGTAGCATATTTATCTTCTTCTTCCGTTACTTCTTCTGTGACTTCCTCTGTTTCTTCTAGCTCTTCAGTCATTTCAACTTCTTCAGTTTCTTTAACTTCTTCAGCAGCTTCAACTTGGATGTCCTTAACGTCTTCAGACAATTCTACTTGCTCTTCAGCTACAGGAGACTGCTCTTCAGCAGTTTCTTCCTTAACATCAGTGTTAAGTAAAACATTCTTGAAACGCTCTACGATTTCGTTAGCTTTCATATACGAATTAAATAAGGTTAAACAATAATTAACTAACTATTTAACTCAAAGATTATATGTTTGTTGTATTTTTAACTTGTTCCGCTAGTTGGACCAATGCCTTGCGCTTGCAAGGAGCCGTCACAGCATTTTTTACTGTAACGTCTCCCGTCTTTGCACAAACATCCTCTGCGACCGCCCGTTGGGCTACTATTTGATGGGGTAACGAATTTCTTTCTGCTCATTTTGAAGATTTAGGGTGTTTCTTTGGTAATAAATCGTAATCTGTAGTGTATTTAGCGTTCTGTGGTCTTCCATTCTTGATTAGGTACAAAAACGCATTCACTCTTGCAAACGCCCACTGAGATGCTGACTTAACCTGCGGAGAACGGGAAGTATTGAACGCCCCTAAACCTCTCTGAAATACAGAAGATAACACTCCTACAGTCACTCCATAGCCTAGCTTACCTTTGTACTTCTCGTTAAACTCGTCTGCCTTCTTTTGTAGGGATGCACGGTCTTTTTGGGAGACTTTTGCACCCGTTTTTCCAGATGCATCACCTTTTGCGGACCCCTCACCCTTTGGTCTAGGGTTCGGAGTGTCCGATTTGGGAGCTTTAGGAGAGCTTTTTACGCCACCTCTTGGTCCTACCTCTGCTAGATTGTGCTTCTCACAGGGCATATACCAAGTCTTGCCCTCAAATTCGTGTGTGTGATGTCCTTCGCAACCGATGTCTTGTGCTGCTTTCTCTGCAAGTTCCTTTGTTGCGTATGCAAGGCGGTCATTTATGATTGCCATATCATCGCTTATAGCCATAGACTCTAATTCTATCTCGCCTAGCTCTTTTAGTTTGGAAGTAGCCCATCTAAGACCTGCTTTACCGCCCCAAGCATCATACATTAGCTTTCCACAGCCATCTGAGTAGCTGGTAGACACCTCTAAGTCTTTTGCGTGTCTAGCAAGGAAGCTGCGCATTCTCTTGATAGTTCTAACGCTTAAATTCTCACCAGAAGCTAGTTGTGATGCTCTTGCTTTACCTACAGGCGTTCCGCAAGACCCCCAACCGTTCTCTTTAACGTATTCTAAGACGTTCTTAGCGTTGTTCTTGACTGCATCGGGGTAATCAGAGTATGTTTCCAATTCAGTGTCTATAGCGTCAGCTAATTCCTCTAATATATCAAGGGCTTCAAGCTCTGCTTGCTCAGGAAGTTGCTCTTGGGGTCTTTCCATAGCATCTGCGAAGTGTCCTTCGATGCTGAAGCCTTTTACTTTGCCTGTTTTAACGTAATCAGACCATACTGAGTCGTCATATACCTTCATAGAGACCATCCAAGTGCCATTAGGTAGGTCAAAACCGTATTTTCTTGATTTATCTTGATTTGTGTCATCTATAATCCAAGATTCTACTACAGATAAGCCATCTAAGTCTCCATCGTGTTCTAAAGTAGCGTTATTCTGATATCCTTTAGTCAGGAAAAGCTCTGAGGCTTTTCTGACGGTATCTTCGGAGAAATAAATGTAGTATTCATCATCTCCAGTTCTTCTATATATCTTTTTGTTAGGAATTAGAGCAGGACCCATAAGAATCTTCTTCTCTTGGTCTACTTCCGCTAGTTTCACCTCTTGAGAACTAAGCATAATGAAGTCTTCTTGTATTGCAGGGTCGTCTACGATTGAAATAGCATCTATTCCACTGATTTCATTCTCCTCATCAATGATAAGTTCGATTACTTTTATTTCTTCCATATCTAAATAACTTATTAAGTTGCTTTTTGTTCTTATCCGAATGATGCGGTGTTTGTTATGTTTCTATCAAGTTCTTGTTGCGTTGATATATCTTTACCAACTACAAATGCTTTTACTGGTTTTGCCTGTTGACCAGCAACAGTCTCTGCTAATTGAGATGTCTGTGACGCACCTACTACATTGAAGTCTGGGGCTTGTATTGTTGTTCCTGCTCCGCCACCACCTCCTGGCGAGGGTATTGCTGGGGCAGAACCTTTCTTTTTACCCTTAAATAACCCTACAGCAGCTTTTAATTGTAATAAGAATGGAGCTGCAGTTGCAATTTGACCTGCTATTAAAGGGAGGTTTAATGGAAACGGAGCTGCTTTTGCTGCTTTACCAACCCCTTGAAAGAAGTCAGTAGTACCTGTAACAATACTATTTTTAAGACCCTCCCAAGTAACTCCATCGTTAATAGCTTTTTCTATATTAGCAAAGTTCATCTTAAGAAGTAGAGATGCTTGACCGAATTTAGTCTCTTCGCCAAATAATCTAGCAAGGTCATCAAACCTTTGCTCCATCATTTTGTTTCTTCTAGCTGTATCTTTTGCAGCCTGTTCTTCCTTACGAGCTTCTTCAAGCGAATCGTAATAAGCATTCGTTGCAAGTATTGCTTCACGTTTAGCGACCTCATCATTTGTTATTGCTTCAATGTCAGCAATTGCTCTTGTGCGTCTTAATTCAATCCTAGCAGCTTCATCTTCAGCGTCAAGTTCTTCTTTCTTTTCACGCATTGAGTCAGTAATCTTTTGAAGCTGATTTTTAGCTTCATTCATTATTTCCTCAAGCTCGTCACCTGTGGGTAGTTTAAATCCTAGAATTGACCCTAGTTTAGGACCTTTAGTTGCCTTACCTGGTTCACCCGTAGTAGACGTCAAAGCTTCACTTTGTAAGCCAGCTAGTTTATCAATTACTTCTTGCTGTTTAGCATCTAATTCGTCAACCTCGGCTTGAGCTTTTCTGTATTGTATTATAAGGTTGTTAGCTGTAATTTGTGCTTGAGTACGAAACGGACTTTTTGTAAATTCCAACCCTTCAGCAGCAGCTAGTCTTTTGTCAGCCTTCTCTTGTGCTTCTAGTCTTTCTTTCTGCAATTCAATAAACTCTTCCTGACCTATTTTAATTTGAGCCTGTACAAGAGCTAGCTTTACTTGTCTCTCTATAAAATCGTCTACACTCTCAATAAGAGGGTCATAACCTTGGCTCTTCAAATCCTTTAAGGCAAGCTCAAACTCTTCAGAACCTTCAGTACTATCTTCCATTACTTTAGCATTTGCACGCATAGTAGCTAACATACCTCCACTTTCATTCATTGCTATAGTGAGGGCATCTGTCTCTTCTTTTGCTTTTGAAGTACTTCCTGCAAAAAAGTCTAAAGCAGCTACAACAGCTTGGATAGCTAACACAATACCGAGCGGACCTCTTAATTGTTTTAGCAATAAACCTATTGAGTTTTTAACATTACCAGATTTTACAGCTAAAGTTGTAAATAAAGTAGATAACTGAGAAATGTTGTTTGCAACACCACGAATACCATATGGTAAATCTGATATGGTTCTACCAAATTCAGTAAGTGTAGCCCCTGCAAGACCAGCGTTTGATATTTGGTTTTCGTTTACTTTGTTTACGTTAGTTACTTCAGTCGCTAAAGCCCTTTGCTTTATTTGGAGTTGCTCTATAGCTTTCGTTTGTTTAGCAAACTCTTTAGATGTTTTAGCGGAGTTATCTCTAACGGTTTTTAGTGCTCTTATCTGGCGTTGGTAATCAGCCACAGAACCCTTCAGTACAGGGTCTTGTCGCTTAATAGCATCCTCAAACTGTTTAGCAGCCTTCTGAGCTGTCATAAAACCTTTGCCGAGTCTGTCTATCTGTACTGTAGCCTGCCCGTCATCGGTAAC